CATCGGTCGTGACATTCAAAAGATTTGCATCGATTCGTTCTGCAATCTTTTCTTCGGACATTTCTAGAGTTATGTAGAGTACATTTCTACCTTGCACCATACAGCCGGCGGCAACGTGACACATGAATAAAGATTTACCAACACCAGTACCAGCAAGAGCAATATTCAATGTCTTGGTAGGCAGTCCACCTTTTGTGATTTTATTGAAATATTCCAAATCGAAAGGAATTCTTTCCTCTTTCCTATGGTAGAATTCATAACGATCATCAGAATTTTCTAAGTAATCATGACCTACCGAAGTATCAAAACTGATCGCTAAGGCGTCAGATAGTATTTTGGGAATCGCACCTTTATCTTGAGATTTGTCTTTTCCCTCAAGAATAGAAATCGACCCCAATACAGCATTGTACACTGCCTTTTCTTGACAAAACTTTTCTGTCTTGTCAACAAGCCATTCCAATTTGGTTTCTGTATTTTTATTAGATTCAATGTCTTGTATATAAGTCTCGCACTTCTGTACTTCGTCGCCTGTGAGAGAATTCTTTTCTTTGAGGGCAATACCGATTGCTTCAGTCGAAGGTGAAGAATTGTACTTTGTCGTAAACGATTCAATTTCATTGAAAATATATTTTTCAGTTCTATCCGAGAAATACTCGGATTTTATAAAAGGTAAAACTTTGCGTAGGTATTCTTCATTGTAAATTAAATTCTTGAGAATTGCTTGTTCCAACTTCATCTACGATTTCCTGTTCAATGTTTGATGACATAATTTCTGTCAATAAATTACCAATGTAATTCTTGAAATCCTCGTTCTTTTCCATAGACTTTGGCTTGTCGAATGTCGATTCTAACACATCATAGTTGAAAAGTAAATACATTTGATCATCTTTTTCTTCAAATTTGACTTTGCCGTATTTGAATACCGTATCCTTGTATTTGCTTGTGAGTAACCTAACATGTACCGAATTTGCATCATCCTTAGGATAAATGAAACAATAGTCAACACCTTCATTCATTTTTTATTCCTCCACATCAATAGTTTCAGTAAACAATTCTTCATCCCGTTCATTAATAATTTCAGACATAGAAACTCTATATTTGTTTTCCACAAAATCCCTAAACGACTTTGAGGTTATGATAGGCAACCAAAAAGTTTTAGTATCAGTTTCTTTGATACGGAATTTCTTATCTTCAATCTCGCCAGTTTCTTTATTAACTTTACTGTACCAGCCATTCGAGGGTTTGATTACATGTCCCGACTCAAGGGCAATGTCGAGTAAGCCAGACCACTTGCTAATACCACCATCAAAAGATACAGTAACAGGGATTTTAGATTTTTCTTTAACATAACGACTCTTTTCAACATTAATAATAAAATTATAACCGATAACTTCGGTACCTTCTTTTTCTTGTTGCCGGCCAATAATAAAAATATTATCGGCCGAATAGTAAGAACCTGTACCACCACCAACAATATCTTTAGGAAACATCCCAATTTCTTTGTATGTGTGGTTAACCACAATCATCGGAATATCCTTCATCGTCAAGTGCGGAGTAACCATCCTGAACAATGATTTAATTTGTTTTGCACGGGACATATCAGCAACAGATTTACCATCAAGTGCATCATCAACTTCCTTCTTTGAAGCAAGATTGCCAATTGAATCAATAATGATAATCAATTTATCACCTCGATCTAATTGTGTTAGTTGAGTCATAACATCAAACTTCAGTTGTTCAATGTCAGTAAGTGGAGTGTGCAATACACGCTCAGTATCAATACCGAATGAAGTGAAGTATGATTGTGGAGTACCAAACTCTGAATCGTAAAACAACAATGCCGAATCTGGATATTTCTCAAGATACGACTTAGCCATCAACAAACTAAATGCAGTCTTGAAGTGCTTTGATGGACCTGCCCACATTGTAAGACCGGGCGTTAATCCACCATCTAGTGATCCAGACAATGCAACATTAACAATTGGCACCGCAGTGGAAATCACATCCTTAGACATAAAGAATTTAGATTTCGAAAGAATGGCCGAATCTTTAATGCTGGTGTTCTTTTTAATTTTATCAAGTATGCTCATATTTTACCTTATTTGTTTAACTAAAGAAAGATTCAAGGGTGCTTGTTTTCTCTATCTCCCATTTCATACAATCCAAAATAACTTTAATTGGATCAATAAAAGACTTTTCAAATTGCATATCATAATCAATATAATCGTTCAAACCAAATTCGACGGGCAATCTAGAAGGATAAGAAATTACAGTATCTTTGAAATGATTGGGCATTTTCAGATATGCAAATTTGAGTTTCTCGCCTTCTTGAATGAGTGGATATTTCTTGGTCAGATTTTTCTCTTTAAGATGGTGATTATAGAGAATTGCACCCTTAACGTGAATTGGGGTTCCTGATTTATATAGTTTAACGGAATCAGAATATTTGGCAAGACCATTCAAGCCTCTTGGAAATGATATTTCTTCCGGTGGCAACTTACGAAAGTCTTCTCTGAATTTATTAATGAAGTCATGAATATCCGTTTCAGTACCAGACAACATAATCTTAATAGCTTCTGTCATTTTCTCACGAATTGCGGATGGTGTTGAAGATTTAACCATCTCCAAACCCATCACCTTCATCTGGGGCTCATTATATTGAACGCCCTCATTATTATACACATTCATGATATAACGCTTCTTTGCAGTCCAGATACCCTTATCGGCTAATGCTTCACGCTTCATCTGCATCTTCTGGTCATATGCATGGACATAATCAGCCAATTCTTTATACGAGTTATCAATGAATGGCTGAATCTTGTCTTCACATACCTTATCCATGAACTCAATCGTTTTTAGAATAGGTTGATTGGTATCACAAACCTTATTGATTAGTGGACCAAGTTTTAGATAGATCGAATCTGTATCTGAAGCGATAACATAATCCAAATCGGTCTTCAACAAACCATTCATGTACTGATTCAGTTTAGCCTCGATCCAGCGAATGGATAACTGTCCTGCGAGTGTAACCGCAAGAGCCATACGCAGATCATAGAATCTAAAGTATTGTGATCCTAGAGCACCATAAGCAGAATTTAGTGATACTTTCTTGGCCAATTGCATATTATCATATCGAGCGATTCGATTTGAAATTTCTTCCTTCTTTCGGGCGTCCTTTTCATTTTCATATTCTTGCTTAGCCTGAAGCATCAGTTTCTTAAACTTCTTACGGTCAACATACATTTCATCCATCATCTGTGGAAGAAACCCTCGAATATCTGTACGAAAGAATTGTCCATTAGGGGTCATAGTGACATTTTTGAGTACTGAAGTATCAATAGATTTCTTCAACATTTTATCAACACCAACACCAGAAGAAATAATATCGCGCATTTCTTGAGTATAATCTTCCGGCTCAATGAGAGTTTCAGGTGAGATATTGAATTGCATCATAAGGTGGGGGTAAAGTGAATTTAGGTCAAAGCTAGCAACATAGTGATGCATACCAACCTGAACTTCTTTAACATATGCGCCTTCGAAGGCCGAATCTTTATCTTTAATAATGCGAGGAGGAACAATGATATTTTTTTCAAGTAAATATGAATATGTCATCGAATCCCACATACGAGTTTGTGCGAACACATCCTCATAATTGGATTTTGTGTCGTATGCAAGAGTCAAGGCCAACTCAACGAGTTTCAACTTGTTTTCAAGTTTTAAAATAAGTTCAACGTCTTTAATGTTATATTCGATAAACTTCTGGAAGTTCAGTCGATACAGGTCATTCAGATTGTCATACTCATCGAACGAGATTTTACTTTCACCAATTTCAACATTGGCGATACTATTAAGTTTGTAAGACTCTTGTGACTTTCCACCAGGAGCATACCACTTATACAGTTCAATGTAATCAAGTGAAGAAACACCCATCATCCCATAAACGGTTTGCTGTCGTCCCATAACAACAGTCTTTCGCTCAGAGATATAATTCCAAGGAGACAATTTCTTGGCATCATCTTCACCAAGAATTTTACGAAAGCGATTAATCAAATAAGGGATGTCGAAAAACTTTGTATTCCAACCAGTGAGTACATCTGGACACTTCTTGGTCCAGAGCTCAATGAATTTCTTGCAAAGAGTCCACTCATCCCTACACTTAATATAAGTTTCGTCGCCTTGAGTTTCATAAATGCCACAACCAAAGACAAATGTTTCCCCGCTAAAATACTTAATACAAATTGCAGTAATGGGTTCATTCGCCTCGTAAGGATCAGGGAAACCATTTTCAGAACCAACCTCAATATCGATTACGGCAATCGATATTTTATCCTGCTCCCATTCGACCATACCTTGGTGCTGATCTGCAATGAAGGCATATTCAAATCTCGAATTACCGTAAATCTTCGGACCATTATCGACGCCATCAAATTGCTTGATGAAATCTCTGGCCTCACGAATATCACCAAAGATTTTCTGGTCGAGGTATTGACCTTCAAGAGTTGTAAAGTTTGTTACCTTTTTTGAAGGAACGAATAACGAAGGAGAATATTCAACCCTTTGTTTAACCCGTTTACCCTCAACAATGCCACGATAAAGAATATTGTTACCAAAAGATTGTACATTTGTATAAAAAGTCGTCATTAAGATTTCAGTAATTGACTCGATGGGAGAATGATGCCGGAACCAAAAATTTGGTCATAGTTTTTAGTAAAGTCTTCAGCAGGTGTATAGTAATACACAACATGCTTTTTGGCAATGCAAATCGTAGATCCGCTTTTCTGAACTGCATGGAGAGGAAATGGCGAAAATCCAACATTAGGTTGACCATTTTGTCCACGAACAATTGCAATACCGACAGGATTGCAAAGTACAAATTCTGTCTCGGTTTGAGACTCGACTTCGCTGAGGACATCTTCACCAGTAACTAATTTAAATGCTAAAATATTCATAATGACTCCAAGATAAAAATGGAGCGGGATATCGGAATCGAACCGATGACGAAAGATTGGAAATCTTTAGTTTTGCCCCTAAACTAATCCCGCAAAAATAAAATTAAACAGGTATATGAATCACCTGTTGACTGTCTCCAGGAAGAATTCTGTAATTATCTTCAAATACGCCGATAACGTCATTAATGTGAATTTTATAAATTTCATGCTCAAGTTTTGCTGATCCGTTCCAGTTAACCAGTAACTTATCACCAACTTTCACTTCATCAACATCTGCGGCAATAGCAAGAACTTTTGTGGTATCCGGTTCTTGTGACGACTTTAAGAGAATTCCTGAGGCGGTAACTTTCTCACCTTCAATACGTTGAACAATAATATTTCGATTCAATGGAATGTAATTCATAATAATCCTTAATAAAAAAGTTGTACAAGTATATATTATACTAAATATACGACAAGTAAATAAATATGGTGGGTTCTGAGGGGCTCGAACCCCCGACCTACGCCTTGTAAGGGCGCCGCTCTACCAACTGAGCTAAGAACCCACATTTTTTAGGCAGCTAAAACTTCTTTCAATCTATCGGCAGCATAACTTGCAGCAAACGCTTTAGGTTTAATCATAGGAGTTACATTACATGTACCCTTGATATACCCAATTGCTTGTTGAACAACACAAGAAGAACCGTACATTTGATTTGGATTAATATCCAAATGTACCTCCACATGTCGATCTTCCAAAACATCAGCAAGTCTTTGAAATAATTCTGAAACTTTATACACCTCATTCATGAGGCGCATTGATGGTTTACTTTTTCTCTGATCAAAATCTTTTTCTCTTTGGACTTCACCAAAAATTTTACATCCATGGCAACCATCAATATGAATGACAACCGCTAAAGTGTAATCTGCGTGCCAAACTCCATTAATGAGAAGTCTTTCAGAGTCTGCACCAAGATACACTTTAGTATTAACACCCTGAGCATCAATAAAATTTTTAACTTGAGCAATATTAATTTTCTTCATATTAACTCTCCTTGTTTTTTTATTGTTACTCTATTATATAGTAATGTGTCAATTGTTCATAATCGACTCATCAATTTTCAGTTAATTGTTTTTTTCGATCTTCTTTTTTTATCGACTGATTATCGACCGATTCTTTAGATGAATCAACCGACTCTTTATTTTTAAGATCACGAGAGAATATTGCATCCCAACGGCTTGCATATTCTTCGTTACTAACACTAAATGGTCTTGGTGAAGAACCTTTGCCTCCGTCAGACATAATAAACTCCTTTATCTATAATTATGGTGGAAATAACTAGATTCGAACTAGTGACCCTCTCCGTATGAAGGAGGCGCACTACCGCTGTGCTATACTTCCTTTATATATGGCTCCACATCAGGGAATCGAACCCTACTAACCAGTGATTAACAGTCACGCCCATGCACCTTGCTCGGGTTCTGTGGAATGGAGCGGGAACCTAGATTCTCACTAGGATTGTAGATGGACTCCGCAATTGTTTAAAAACTCCCGCATAAACTTTGGTGCCCCATGAGAGAATCGAACTCCCATCCTCGGATTACAAAACCGATGTTCTGCCATTTAACTAATGGGGCAAAAACTATGATAACACACTATATATGATTCAATGGTGCGCCTGGAGGGAATCGAACCCCCATAAAGACTTTAGAAGAGTCTTGTCCTATCCGTTGAACGACAGGCACAATAAATGGTAGGAGCGGTGGGAATCGAACCCACATTAACCGCCTTATCTAGACGGTGCTTACGACTTTATAAGGGTCGCCCTGAGGCCAATATTAGCAACGCTCCCATTAAACTTTGGTGGGTGTTCCTGGATTCGAACCAGGAATGTTTACCTAATAGGACGAGATTTACAGTCTCGGGATGCACACGCCATAGCATCAAAACACCCATAACTTTGGTGCGGGCGGCGGGGGTCGAACCCGCAAGCCGAAGCGGTTGATTTTAAATCAACTGGGTTTACCAATTTCCCCACGCCCGCAAAACTAACCATATTGAAGCACACTAGATTTTATCGGTGTTACCGAATAATGGGAGAACGATTCCTTCTTACACTAATGCGCTTCAATATGGTGCCCCCCATGGGATTCGAACCCACAAAATCCAAGTTCTAAGCATGGCACGTATACCTATTCCGTCAAAGGGGCTAAATTCTTTGGTGGGACCACCGGAACTCGAATCCGGATTAACCGATTAAAAGTCGGCTATTCTGCCTATTGAATTATGATCCCATTGTCTACCATAATAAGTGTGCCCTCGACCGACAAGCTCTCGAAGTTACGATACTGGCAATCACGCGCTGTCTTATCACACACCTATTATGATATCATAGTGAAGCATAGCACTAGCCAGTTGAATACAGCCGACCAGACTTCCTTATCAGTGAAGTGCTATGCTTCACTATGATATCACCATATTGAAGCACACTACAGGACATCCCACCCCCGCCTAGGATTCACACCCACAGGCTGCTATGTTTTCTAATGTGCTTCAATATGGTATCAAACCATATTTTGATTTTTTAAAGAACTCGTTGATTTCTCAACGCATGAATGTATTGTACATGAACCAACACATTTGTCAAGAACTTTGTTGTTGTATTTTAACAACGTCACCAATGTCTTATAACACCAGCAACAATAAAGAAATTTGTTATGATGTAACACAGGACAATCAATGTGCGAACTAGTGCAATCCTATCCGCATCCGAATCAGTTTTGCCGTGTTTTTCACCTAAGGCTTTTGCCCAGATATACCATAGTTTTTTCATATTTTTTGGAGGAAATGGTGAGATTCGAACTCACGGATAAATTTCTTCATCGCCAGTTTTCAAGACTGGATCCTTAAACCACTCGGACACATTTCCACTCTCACCTTAACAATTTAATACTTTTTGAATCTTTTTCTAAAATTTTTATGACATTTTTCAACTTACCATCAAATTTGATAGGATCATCCGAAAGTAAAATGTATATAGGACCTTCTTCTTCAGATACCAAGGTGTAGTTATAAAAAGTTCCAGTAAATTTAATTTTATTAAACGTAGCAGTAACTCTATCACCAAACTTAAATTTACATGTTGTTGGTCGGTCTGCTATGAAATATTCAGATAGGTTCACAGGTATCGTCCCACAATTCAAGTTGATCGAATGACCTCTCTTGAATTGTCTTATCACCAAAGAAATTGCGGGGATTACCACACATTACACAATTGGAATTTCCACAGTTCATACCGGAACATTTATTCAAACGGTGTGGCTGTTTATCCAACACTGGAATATTTGCTGACCTAGACTTTAGCAACTTCTTACGACGCTCAATGTGAACCTCGTCATCATACAACCGACGGCTATGTTTATCTTTATCTTCTGGTGTACTCATAATTTAATAATTGGATGTAGTGAATTATAAAAATAAATTGATAGAAACATGAAGTAAAGGCAGACAAAAATCAAACCTCTACCCCAAGTCAGTAACGACCCAAAGAACAATCCTATTACGATGGATAACAGGTTTAACGAAAAAACATCAATAGTGAAGAAATTCATAATATAGGCACATGAAATAGAGAACTCAACTATACTACAGAAAAATCATCTTGGCAAGTTTTCCAGGCTATAGGTTTATGTACGATTGGTGCATCCAAATTGTTTA